CATACCCGCGCGCCGATTGCGGATGATCATTCCACGCCATGCGTTACGCTTTCTCCCCTCTCCGCTCGGAGAGGGGCCGGGGGTGAGGCTGGCACTTGTGCGAAATTCATTTCTATACAGCCTCCAGTTGCCGCACCGTGATTTCCACCCACCCATAGCGGATGATCTGCCATTCGGCGACCTGTGGGCGCACCGCCTGCCCGTTATAGTCCGCCCACACCGTGCGCGCCTTGTTCGTCGGCAGGCTGACCGTCACGCTGGCCGTTTTGCTGCTCGTCAGACCAAACGCGGCGTATAGCTTATCCAGCGTCGCCCCATCCGGCGCATTGAAGCGATACTTCACGAATGGCTCGCCATCCTCATACACCGCGCTCGGCGTCGCCGTCTCAATCGGATACTCCAGCCCATTGGTGTGCGGCTGCGGCTCCATCCGTTTCAGCGCCGTTTGGCTGCTGCCCACGGCCACTGCAAAACTGTTCGCACTATTCGCCATGCTGCTTACCCCGCTGCCACGCGCTCAAGGAACGCCACAAAGCCCTCGTAATCCTGCTGACCGCCGTTCATGGCGTTGTATTGCACCGTCAGGTTGCCAATTTGCACGCCGCCCATGCGACCGTTCGCCACAATCGATCCTGACGAGCCCGGCACGAACACTTCTGGCCCACGCTCCCCCACCACATACGGTTGATTCTCCATCACGGGACCACCGCCCGCGCGCATCGGCAGCGCCGTCCCCCCGCCCATGAAAGCCGTCCCCGCGTTGATGAATGGCGTCCCGCTGCCGCCCTTCGTCGATGTCCCGCTGACCATCGTTTTCGGTTGCCACGCCGTCATAGGATCGGGGGCTTGAATATTGGGGCCGCTGCCCGCCTCAAACAACCCCTGTGATATCCGCGCGCCAATTCCCGTGCCGCTCATCCACCACGGCAGTTCTAGTCCATTAAAAGCCTTCTGAAGTTCGCCGACTCCGCCTGTCGCATGTTCGATCAGCGTTACAATCGCTTTGAACTGGCTGCCAAACCACGCCGCCAGCAGCGTCAGCCCCGGAGAAACGTTATCCCAGATTTTTTCTAGGATTCTGACCAATCCCCGGAACTGCACGCCAAAGTTTTCTACAATTGTTTGAACTCCGGGCAATCCCGTGTTCAAAAACCAGTCTGCAAGATCGAGCAGTCCCGGGCTTACTGCCTTCCAAATCGAACGGATAAGATCGATGAAGTCATTGAATCTCGGGATCACTTGGTCGGTAATGAAATTGAGTACCCCGGGTAACCCCTCGGTCATGAACCAGTTATAAAGGTTTTGCAAGTGCGGCTCGACGATCTTCCATAACCCGCTGAGGAAGGTCTGAAAATCTCTCACTACGGGCATGATGTGATTGTTAAACGTGTCGCTGAGCGCAGGCGCGAGCTTCATGACAAACCAGTATTGGAGCATTTCCAGCGCTGGCCGAACGCCTTCCCAAATTGAGCCAATGTAATACTGTGCGTAAAACAAAATAAGCGAGAAATCCACCTGCAACCCGGCGACGATGGATGACACAAGATCACGGATGCCGCCGAAATTCGTGGCAAACGCCACTGCCAGCGCCGCAATCGCCGCCACCACCAGCCCGATCGGACCTGTCAGCAGGGTAAACAGTGCCGAGATCCCGCCAATCGCCGTCGCCGCAAAGTTGATCACCGTGCCCAGCCCCAACAGTCCAGCGCCCAGCCCGGCCACCGCCAGCACCACGTTGATGATGCTCTGCACAGCTTCCGGGTTAGCCTGCGCCCATGTGTTGATGGCGTTGACCACTTCCGTAATCTGCTGCACCAGCGGTCGCAGCGTGTTGTTCATGAATGGGGTGAACACGCTGATCTGCAGCGTCTCAATCGATCCGCCGAGGCTGCTCATCGCCCCTTCAAACGTGTTCATCCGCGCCTCGGCGACACTGGCCGCGTCCGCGCTTTCGTCCATCGCATTGAGCATCGTTTCCATGTCAATCGACGATGTAAGCGCAGTTAGTCCCACCACGCCAAATGAGCCAGCCAACTCCTGAAAGGCTTGCTGACGATCTTCATCGGTCATATTGCGCGCGGCGCGCTCGATGTCTTCCAAAACACGCGGAATTGGCCTTAGGTCGCCATTGGCCTCATACAATGAAGTGCCGAACATCCGCCACGCGGTCGCCGTATTTTCTGTGCGTCTTGCCATGTTCAGCAGCATGGATTTAAGTTGTGTACCTGCTTCAGCGCCTTTGATACCATTCTCGGCAAAAATCGCCAGCATCGCCGCCGTTTGCTCGACGGACAGGCCAAACTGCGCCGCCACACCACCGACGTTAGCAAAACCGTCTGCTAGGCTGCCAATATCCGCGCTGGACGCGCCCGCCGCCCGTGATAGCGCATCGACGACCGCCGCCGAGTCTTCCACGCCCAGTTGGAAGCTTGCTAGAATGTTTGTTATGTTATCCGCAGTCGTGCCGAGGTCTTCACCGCTCGCCGCCGCCGCGGTCAGCACGCTGGGCAGCGTTGACATCATCTGCTCGACCGTCTGCCCGCTTGCCAGCAGTTCCAGCATGGCATCCGCCGCATCTTGCGCGCTGAATACCGTGTCAGCGCCCATCTGCAGCGCCAGCTGCCGCACCTGCTCCAAATCCTCACCCACCACGCCCGTGCGTGCGGAAATCTGCGCCATGGCTGAATCAAACGTCATGGCCGTGCGCACGCCCTGTGCGCCGAACGCCACCAGCGGCGCGACCGCCGCGCTGATCGCCATGCCCAGCCCCTGCAGCTCGCCGCCGACGCGCCGCATGTTATTGACAGTGTTCTCTAGCCCGCTGTCAAATTGTCTTAGTGTGTTTGTCGCCGTGTCGCGTAATTCGAGTGTCCCGAATAGCGAGGCGACTTCAACCGCGTTAAACATCGCTGATCCCCCCTACCATCAGGCTACTTGTTTTCGCCTCACGTAACGCGCAAATAAAAAACGGGCTTGCGCCCGTCATTTCCTCTGCGGATACTTCTGCTCATCCGCCCACATAATTTGCATCACATCTTCTACGTCGCTGGCTGGCATTTGGTCGACCATCCCCGGCGTGACATGCAGCCATTGCGCGATCCTGATCCGGTTGATACGTTCTGCCTCGTCAGGATCAAGAAACGTCTGTTTAGGGAACAGACGTTTCATATACAGCGCCTCGCCTAGTGTTTTTTTTCACCCGGCGGGGAGGGTTGCGCGGCCTGCATGATTTCCTCATAGCACGCCTGGGATAGATGATCCAGCCACCCCGCATCGCCGACCGTGATACCTTTCGGTAGCCACCCATCCGGCACGCTGACCACGATCTTGCCCATCACCTCGTCAATCTCGTTGAGGTGCTGCTCGACGTTATCGGCGTTCATTTCCCGCTGCGCCTGCTGCAGTCGCATCGACAGGACGGCGATTCGCTTGCTCTCCCCATGCGTGATACGACTGCGGTCAATCACTAATTCGCTTGCCATTCGCTTTCCTCGTTTCCTGCTCACCCGTTTTAGCTGTACACGCCGCCGGCGAACATGTTCACGCTGGGCGCATCCGCCCCATCCAGCGTCAGGCTGAACTTGACCGCGTCCTTCGTGACCGTTTCGCCGTGGTCATTGCTCGACACAATGCACGACTGCACGTGCCGCGGCTTCCCGCTCACCGCATCTTCCGGCCCATATTCCAGCGTGACAATCGTCCCCGGCGCGATCTTCTGGATGTACGTCTGCACGTTGGCCGCGTCATACATCAGCGTGATCGAAAAGCTAATGTCATTCAGCCCCGCCGCGCGCATGTTCCAGTCCGTACCGCTCCCCGCCGTGGTATCGACCGCCGAATTGCTGGCCGACACGCTCACATCGACGAAATAAGCGTCGACCTCAGTGCTGTCCAGCTTCAAATAAACTGTGTTCTCCGCGTATGTCGCGCACACTAGATTCTCTCCATCCTGAAACGGAACCGATGCCCGGCATGATACACCTGCCCGCCGTCGACCGTTTCCAGCATATGAACGATTTGTTCTTGCTTGCAATGCAGCACGGCCCATTCGCTCCCGGCATTCAACACCGATCCGCTCGAATAATCCGCGTCATTGAACAACGTGCTGATGCGCCCTGCCCCGGTGAACGCCTGCGCCAGATTGTCCGTCACGATCTTGATCTGCAGCACAATCTCAGCGTCTTGCGTGCGCCGCTGATTCAGTTCGCCGCCACCCGCCCAGCTAAACACCACATACGGCTTGACCGTGCCGCTCGGCGCGAGATCCGGGTACGCCTTCGCGCCCCACAGCTCGCCCGGGCTGGCCGTCAGCGTCTGCTTGACCGTGCGGTACAATGCCGCCAGCGCCGTCTCAGCCATCAGCGGAACAATCCAAACTGCCGCGCAAACGGCACAAACTTATTGTGCTGCCAGTCGATGAACACCAGCGTGAAAAACGGCCTCGGCGCCATGTTCTCCGTCCCCGTTTCCAGCATCACTCCATAGATCACGCCGTCGTGAATGATCGCCTTCATCGGCCCGGTCATCGCCCACCGCATCGACGCGCGCAGCGTCCCCGTGTCGACATTCGGCGGAAATCCCGGCGAACTCGCCACATGGCTGATCCCGCCGCGCCCATACGTTTCACCCGGCGGCGACGATCCAAAGCTCAGCACAATATCGCTCGTCATTTCGGTCGCCCACGCGCGCACAAACTGCCCGCCGACGTTGGGCAGGTTCTGCCGGATCTGCTGAAGCTTCCGTTTGTTCAGTCGCACGCTCATCTAATCCCGCCCCTGCAGCACGCACTGCTGAAACACTTCATTCGTGAGCTGCGTCTCAATCCGCGTGATGTCATACGTCACCCCGCCGACCGTCACGCGCATATCCACCGCCAGACTCACCGTCGCCGCCACGACTAAGCGATATTCGCGCTTCATCGTTTCCGCTGCGCCTGCCTCCGCCACGCCGCCGCCGTAGCGCTGCCCCACCATGATGATCCGGCACGGCACATCGCTCGCCGTGACTTCCCACGCATGCACAGGTTCACCATATTCGCCCGTCGTCGACACTTCCCGCTCCAGCAGACATGTGTCCGTGAAGAAACCCGCGGCGACCCGCTGCATCATGGCAACGACTTGACTTGAGGCAGGCATAAGACCCTTTCTATATCCCGTCTCCCCTCTCCGCTCGGAGAGGGGTTGGGGGTGAGGCTAATCCGTATACGTCGGCTCTTCGGTCGCCAAACTGTCCTGTCGATACGTGTTGACCACGCCCGCCGTGATCGCCGCCACGCTCAGCTCGCGCCGCTTCTCCGCCAGCAGCTTCTCAAAGCCATCCCGCGCGGCCTTGTTGTCCACTTGCAGCCAGTCGGCCTTAAAGTTGGGCTGGCTCAGCCGCGCCATGATGAACTTGATCCCGGAAATGACGGCCTTCTGCCATGTCCCCTCTTCGGCGAGGATCATCTCGATGTCCTCATCCGTCAGGAATGACTCGGCCTCGACCGTCTGCCCGGTGTGAAAGCGCACCCGCGCCAGATCCGTCGGCGTGCTGCTCGGCGTGTACGTGAACGTCACGTTATTGCCCCTCGCTCATCAGCAGCAGCGTGATCGCCAGATCCGTCGTCGCCGTGTACGTCGGCGTGGCGTCGCACACCAGATACCCGTACAGCGTCCCACCCGGCACCACAAACACGCTGGCAAGGCTTTCTTTCAGCGCCACCGCGTTGCTGTTGATCGTGCTGAAGTCCGCCGCCGCCACCGTGACAATCGCCACCAGCGCTTGCAGGTCAGCAATCGCCGGGGCAAACGCCGCATTATCAGCAATCGACGTCGGCGCGCTGTTGAACAGATACAGCTTGCACGCCGCTTTTTCATTGTCGTCGTCGGCAATGCGGACGCTTTTCAGCAGCCACACCCCGCTCGCCGCCTGCAGGCTGAAGCTCAGCCGCCCGCCCACCACATCGCCCGCGCTGTATGCGCCAGCCGTGATCGTCGGGGTGCTCGTCGCTTCCACTACCTTGACCATGCTCGCCATAATTCCGCCTATGCGAACGTGATCGCGCTGCTGATGACCACCTTACCGATCGGCAGGATGACCACCAGATAGAAGGTCGGCGTAGTGCTGTCCGTCAGCGTGATGATCGCCTTGCCCGTCGCATCCGTCAGCAGATACCCGGCCTTTTCCGCCACCAGCTCGGCGATCTTTCCGCTCGCGCCGATGGCCGTGCCGCCGTTCGGCGCCGTGCCCACGATGCCCGCGCCTGCGCTGTCACCGCTCAGATACCAGCTGAAACCGGCAATCGCCGTCAGGTTGTCGCCATTGCCATCGACCAGCTGAATCGTCACGCTGATCGCGTTCGTGCCTTCCGTCCCCACGCTGATCGTGGCGTTCGTCGGCATTGCGTAGCCGTCAACGCTGATACCGTCTGGAAAATTCGTCAGGGCCATAGAAACCTCTTTCGCTTAGGTGAGCGGTCTGCCGGGCGACGTTAATCCGACGCTGCCCGGCTCCCGCTCATGTCAACAGGATTTAGGCGACTTCATGCCCGTAGATCCAGCGCCAGTCGTCGACGCCGTAGCTGTAGTGCATCTTCAGTTCATACGTCAGATGCGTGGTGCTTTCGTCGACCAGCATCACGTCGAGCTGTTCGCGGTCATACCAGTTGACCACCTGCTGGCGCCACACGCCGTCCGCCATGAACCAGTTGTTCGTATCGCTCAACCGCGCCCACGGAATCACGGTGAAGCGCCCCGCCTGCGGATTGATCGCGTTGTTCGCCGACGACGGATCGAGCACGGAGCCGACGATTTCCAGCGCCGTGTCTTCCAGTTCCGGCGGCACCCACAGTTCATTCGGGCTCACGCCGAGGATGTTCCCCTTGTCGTCGGTGAACTTCGCCATGGCGATGCGCGTGGCCGAAACCGCCGCCTTGGTCAGCGCGCTCGTGCCCTTGTTCGACTGCGTCCCGGCGCTCTTGTGCTTGCTCTTGGGATGCGAGGTCGAGCACAGCGCCACCGCGTCACTCCACGTATAGCTGGAGCTGAACGCATTGTTCAGCAGCCCCGCCGCGTCGATTTCCTGCTTGATCGCGCCGCTCAGCCCCGCGCGCTGAATCTGCGTGTTGATCTGGCCGTACTGGTCATTCAGGATGAGCCGCTTCTCGATTTGGAGCCGCACCGGGTATTCCACATGGGTATACGTCTGCGTGTACAGCTGATCCATATCGAGGCTGCCCTTGCTGCCCGTCGTGCGGTACTGATCCCACGCATCCGGCGAAATCCCGCCCATGCCGGTGCCCTTCTCTTCCGCCAGCGTGCTGGTCTGCACGTTGAAGAGGCGGCTGCGCAGGCTCGGGACGCGCGTCTGGCCCAGTCCGAAGTGATGATAGATGATCGGCGTCAGCAGGCTGTCAAACTGCGATTGTCTCAACATGTTGGTTTCTCCTCAGTTTGGTAGCCGACTAGTTCAGCGGATGCGCTGCGGTCGACAGTTTGACGAGCGTGCGCTCATCCGCGGACGAATTGGCGACGACGATGAAATTCCCGTTGCTGCTGGTCGTGACCGTCTGCGCGCCCGCCGACCCGGTCAGGTCGAGCAGCGTGCCCACCGTGCGCGCATTCGCGTCATAGACCGAATACAGCGCGTCAAAGTCGGTG